TCACACAACAGACGTCGAAGACTTCGCGATTGCTTACATGAGCGCCTACAACGCGCTGATCAAACCCAACACGTTTTAGCTAACCAGCCCCCCGCAAGGGGGGTTAACCAAGGACACCAGAACATGAACTACAGTTACAGCCAGATGTTTATGAACATCAACACCGGGACCGTCGATACCGTTGACGGTTGGTATCCCTACCACCCGGATGACGAGAAAGAGCTGGTCCCGGTGGTGCGCAACGCCATGGGCAACTGGGAGGAAGGCGAGGAGCCATCAGATGTGCGTTACGTCTACACGGTGGGGGTTGGGTCTTCCACGTACCGCAACGGCAAGCCAGCGCCCGACAAGACCTGCGGCCACGCTCACCGAACGCACGCCGCAGCTGAAAAGTGTGGTGCCAACTTGTACCAAGCCAAAACGGTCCGGGGCAGCTGGCAAGCCTGCGCTGCTTGGCACAATTGGTACGTGATGAAGGATCAAGCGTGAAGGACTACAAATTTCAGATCTACTACAAGAACGGTCTGGACTATATCAAGGCGCCCATCCCGGTCTTCGACGACCACCGGGAAGCCTGCGCCAAAATGAACGAACTTAACCGGTTTTTTACCATCCCCTACTACCACGTGCTGATTGCACCGGAGAGCTTTGATGCAAACTAGCGAACAGATTGACCTCATCAGCGCCGCCATGTCGGCGTTCACGGGGGAGGTTCAGGACGTCTCCAAGAGCGTTCAAGGCTTCGGCTACAAGTACGGAGCCATTGACGCCTACCTGCGCGTGGCCCGCCCCTTGCTCGCCAAGAATGGGCTGGCGCTGGTGCAGGCCCCATCGGCAAATGGGGACCTTGTTACGGTCGACACCTTGCTGTCGCATTCCAGCGGCCAGTGGATACGATCGGCCATGACAATGACCATCGAGCCTAAAAAAGGCATGTCGGTCGCGCAGTGCGCCGGAATGGTAATCACCTACGCCCGCCGGTACGCCTTGGCTGCAATGCTTGGGATGGCAAGCGAGGATGACGACGCAGCGAAGGACCGCACCAAGATTGAAGTGCCATCGGCTGATGATTTTATGGGCGAGCGCGAGACCATCTCCGCATGCGAGTCCGTGGCCGAACTGGCTGACGCTTGGAAACTCTTGTCGGTGCCGGCCCGCATGGCGCTGAACGAGCACAAGAACCTTCGCAAAAAGGCCCTCGACCATGCGCAAGGTTAACTGCGAGCAGGGGACGCAGGAGTGGCTGCGCGCCCGTCTGGGTGTTGCGACCGCCTCGCGGGCTGCGGAAGCCTTGTCCAAACTCAAGTCTGGCGCGCCAGCAAAGGCGTCAATGGACTACGCCATCGAGCTTGCCTTCGAGCGTGTGAGCAATCGGATGCTGGATAAAGCCGTCACGCCCTCTATGCAGCGCGGCAGCGAGCTTGAGCCGGAAGCCAGAGCCGCCTACGAAGCCAAGACAGGCGTTTTGGTGGATAGCATGGGCTTTGCCCTGCACGACGTGCTGCAGGCCGGTGCAAGCCCCGACGGGCTGGTCGGCGACAACGGGCTGATCGAAATCAAGTGCCCATTCAGCCAGGTCAACATTGCCCGCATCTGGGCGTCCGAGGACATCTCGGACTACATCCCGCAGGTTGAGTGGCAGATGTGGATAACCGATTCCTACTGGTGCGACGTCGTCATTTACGACCCGCGCCTCCACGAATCGGGAATGAGCACGCTGATCGTGACCCACCACATGACCGAGAAAGCAGCCAACCGGCTGAACGCCGAGGTGCCAGAATTTCTGGCGCTGGTGACCGACATCGAAACCACAATAAGGAACCGACGCAAATGAACTCCATCCAACTGACAGGCCGGCTAGGCAAAGACCCCGAACTGAGAACAACGTCAAGCGGGTTGCCCGTGTGCTCCCTCGCGCTGGCGGTTTCAACCGGCAAAAACGAAACCATGTGGGTGTCTTTGGTCTGCTGGGATAAGCAGGCAACGCTGGCCAAAGAGTACCTGCTCAAAGGCGCGATGATCGGGGTTACCGGCCAGCTGCAGATGCGCAAGTACACCGACAAGGCTGGCCTCGAGCGCAGTTCGACCGAGGTCCGGGTCCAGACTCTGGACTTCCTGTCGCCAAAAGCCTCGAAAACCGCCGAGGACGCGCCGTTTTTTGATGATGAAATCCCGTTTTAGGAGGCTCCATGAAAACATTATTTTTGATCTTAGCTATCTGCGCCGGCGCGTACCTTGAGCACAGCGACGCAGACGACGCTGCCATCCAGTACTGCGAGATGATCAGCATCTGGAAGAGCACGCACGGGGCTGCGGGCTGGCCCCCGTATCGCGGCAGGTGCGAGGTGGCCCATGCCGATTGATCGCGGCGTCACGCGCACATCGGATGAATCGTTCCGGTATTACTTTGCAGATCCGATGGAGTACCGGCGTGCGATGGAACGCGCCGCCTACTTGGAATCAATCAAGTGCCCCCTGCGGGCTTGGCGAGTGCGGCTAAATCTGGACGGCCAGATCCCGCGCTACGAGCCGCCAGTCGCCGAACCGGACGAGGAGATCATCGAGAAACCCAAAAAAACCTACGCCCGGAAACCGCGGGACCGATCAAACGAAAAGCGAAAGTCTCGCGCTGGCGAGCATAAAAAAGGCAACAAGCATGGTCACTCAAATCGAAGCATGGGCTAAAGTCGGCCCGACGATACGCGCCACAGCTGCGGCTGAAGCGGCGGTTTTAAAAGCCCAGACCGCTGAGGAGTGGGCCGCAGCAAAAGCAATTTGGGAGCATGCCAAAATTGTCGAAGCTGCTGCGTGGGCATTGGCCGAACAGCAAACGGAGAAACCAGAATGAGCAACGAACTGGCGAGCGAACGGGTGTCCGAAATAGTCCAGGGGATTCGATGTGCGCAGGAACGCGCTAGCCAACAGTTCATGGTCATTGGGGCCTACCTGCTGGAGGTGAAGCAGCAGCAGCTGTTTAGATTGTGGGACGCCACTTTCACGTTTGATGATTTCTGCGAGGATATCGGGATAGGACGTACCACCGCCTACAACTGCATGAAGGTGGTGGAACGTTTCGGCGAGCACGACCTGGAGGGGATAGCGTTCGACCGTTTGGTGCAGCTGCTGCCGCTGGAGACCGACGACCTGGCGCCGTGGATTGATAAAGCGCGAGAACTTCCATCCCGTGGCCTGCGAGATGAAATCCGGGAGGCTCGCGGGCTGGAAGGTGAACGGCCCATCGATACGTGCGACCATTCATCCATCAAAAAAACCTGCGCTGACTGCGGGATAAATCTAGGGTGACTATGGACTTTCAACTACTGATCAATTACGGCTTGTCAGCTTCCCTCGCGGTCGCCGGCTGGCTCGCCCGAGAACTTTGGGGTGCGGTTCGCGAACTCAGGACCGACCTGTCCAAGCTGCGCGAGACTCTCCCGGTTGCTTACGTCCTTAAGGACGATTATAGGCGCGACATTTACGAGATTAAGGCGATGTTGACCAAGCTGGTCGATCGCGTGGACCAGCTATGATCGAAACCTATGATCGGATTGATAATCTATGATCGAGACCCTCGGCGAGAAGCAGCGGCGGTTCGCCCGCCTCGTTGGCTTGCTGATCGAATGGTCCTACGCCAACGGGTTTGAGCTGACTTTTGGCGATGCATACCGGAGCGTTGAGCAGTCCAAGGCAAACGCTGCGGCAGGCAAAGGCATTATTGGAAGCCTGCACTGCGAGCGCCTAGCCATCGATTTGAATTTGTTTAGGCATGGGGAATATCAGACAGGTAGCTCAGCCTATGAGCCACTAGGGGTGTACTGGGAGTCACTTGGGAGTGATTGCGCATGGGGCGGCAGGTTCACCAAGCCAGACGGGAATCACTTTTCGATTCGATTCGGAGGTCGCGCATGATTGCAGACTTAATCGTCGGGCTGGTCGGTTCGGTCATTGAAAAGGTGTGGCCAGATCCTGCGCAGAAAGCAGCCGCCGCCCTAGCTATTGCCGAACTGCAGCAGAAAGGCGAACTCGCAGAGCTTGATGCCCAGCTCCGTCTGGCACTCGCTCAGGTACAGGTGAATGACTCCGAGGCTAAAAGTGGCGACCCATTTGCGAGCCGCTGGAGACCGTTTATCGGCTGGGTGTGTGGCTTCGCCTTTGCGTGGAATTTCATCGGATTGAGCGTGGCGCGTTTTGTCATGCAGGCAACGGGGCATCCGTTTGAGTTCGCGCCGGCCGACATGGGCGAGATGATGCCGGTGCTTTTGGGCATGTTGGGATTGGGTGGCATGCGCACGTTTGAGAAGGTTGCTGGAGCCGCCAAAAAGGCGTAATTTTAATTTGTGGCGGTGGGGAGTGTTCAGCTCCCCACCGCCTACCGAGACCGGTAGACACGGCGACTCGGCGGTAGAACAGGGCATTGCGCCCGCGTCTATTCTACCCCCCCTAATCCCTGTGTCCACCCGTACCCGCCGCGTTAGCGATGAGCCTGAATGGGCTGCTGCGGAGAGAACACAGGGACTGAGCACACCCGTCTGTCCCGAGCGAACTTGTACGAGGTATCGCAGAACCCTGTTGATCGTGGCTTGGACAAGCATCAGGGGATCGAATCGTAACGTCATGCGGGCTGTGGGATTGGGAGGTAACCCAGTCTGGCAGGGGATGGTATAGGCCACCCTTGGGAGAGCTTTAACTAAAATAAAGGGGGATTTATGGACAGGTTAGACGGTGACACAACGAACGCACGGGTTGAATCTTGGCACGAGATACTCAAGGCTTTGCGCCAGCAGATGACCAAAGAGGTCGACGCAGACCTGACCGGTTTGAATGATCTGCAAATCACTCAGATCATGGATGCCCACCGCCACCTGCTGCAGGCTGAGCTTTGCTTGCGGCACTACTGGGAGACAGAACAATGAGCTTCGACAATTTCTGGGAAACCTTCGGACGCGACGAGAACCTGACCCAAAAAGGCTCGCGCCGGGAAGCAGCAAAGGCTTGGGACAAGATCAGTCACGCTTGGTGCAAGGAGATCAAAGTCGAGTACAGCGACGCCGCCTTCAGCCAACACGTGGCTCGAATGTACGGACTGGCTTCACGCAATCGAGCCGCAGCTTTGAAGGCAAAGCAGTTTGTGCCCCGGCTTCCAATGCTCACGACCTGGCTTAATCAATGGCGGTTCGATGATGCTTTTGAAACTCCGATCGGCGACCTCAAAGCCAAAGCCGCTGCTCTCGAGCAGGTTTGCAAGTGCGGCAAAAAAGCCATTGGGCGCGATGCTGTTGGCGGTTGGATCTGCCAGCCCTGTTTGGAGCAGGAGTGGTACGAGTCGGTGAAAACATCGACCAATCCGACGGTCCAAAAATGGCGTCCTGCAAATTTGGTCAAAACCCATCCCAAACTGCCGGAGGAAACGTGGTCCAAGTGGTCGCTGCGGGTTGCCAAGCTCACGATGCGCAACGCACCCGCCAGCTCGCCGCTTAGCGCCTTGGTAAACGAGCGTCAGAGCGACAAGGACTGGTTTGCCGCCAGAGGCTTCAAAGCGTGAAATACCTGTCCAAGGTCGCTGACTTAGGTTGCATCCTCTGTCAGCGTCTTGGGCATCACAACACGCCTGCCGAGATTCACCACCTGCGGGCTGGGAGAGGCTTGTCACAGCGTTCTAATGACAGGGAGGCTATACCCCTATGCCCGGAGCACCACAGAGGCTCTACGGGCTTTCACGGGCTTGGGAAGCGAGCGTTTGAATTGCGCTATGGGACCAGCGAGAGCGAGTTGCTGGTCCAGACTCTGGACCTACTTGGACGCTAAGCGCCAGACTTGGGACGGCATCAAAGCCAATCCCAAGTTGGTTGATTGGGTTAAATCAGACCCGGAGTTCCAGAGTCTGTTGTCGCAGCTGGTGGAGCACTTTGGAGTGCTGCGAGTTGAGTTTCCAGCGCCACCACCCGCGCCGATAATTCCTGTATGCCTTTCGCCATCACTGAGACCATATTCCCGTAATAAAGCGCATCGGGTTGGCCCGAATCATTGTAGGAAACAAACTCGGTAAGCCCTGCTTCGTGCACTTCCTCAGCGATGAAACCGCCGAATGTGATCGCGCCGTCGTTGTTGCCCTGATAGGTCACCGGTCGCAATTTGAGGATGTCGGCCAGACCGTGTTGGGCATCTTGGATGTTGTGTTTATAGCGCCTTGAGGATGTCGATCGCAGCATGGCGCCAACGTTGTTGATCACCATGTTTGCGGCTGCACCCGTGGTGTAGTTGTAGGGCGCAAAGGTCAAGGTGGCGTCGCTGCCGGTGCTGATAAGCCCATCATCGCGAACTAGAAACGTCTGGAAAAACGCTGAGTTCTGATTCCGAAGTGTGTTTGTCGCTGAGCCTGTGCCAGATCCGCGAATGATTACCTGCGAATTTGTTAGAGCAGTTGTTCCGAAGCCCGCGATCGCAGTAACCGCAAGCGTGTCGGTCAGCGCATTGCCCAAAGTCACGTTGCCGCTCGCAGCCAGCGTGGTGCACCCAACGCCCGCAAGGGTGCTGGTGCTGCTCACAGTTAACGTGGTCAGCGCGGTCGTGGTGGCTGTCAACGAGGTCGTGGCGCTCAGCGTCGTGAACGCGCCGGTGTTGGGGACCACGTTGCCGATCGCTGGAGGAGATCCAAGCGACAAAACGGCGACATCGTTAATGCTCGAAATATTGTCCACCGTCGCCAACAGGTTGTTGTTTGAGTCTCGGATCAGGACTTTTATCGACACCCCGCTGAGCGTCCACACGCTTGTCGTGAGTCGCCCAGACGAGTCGAGGATGATTGGGTTGGCATTGGTGACAGCCCCGCCAGAATCGGCGTAGGTGGCCACTGGTGTCGTTGTGCCGGCAGTGTATGTGTAGATTTTCCCACCGGCCAGAATCACGCCCTGATTGGTAAAACTTTGCAGTTGGAAGGCTATGGGAGATTGGTAGTAGGCCATTTTAGTGGTACTCAAATTCGAGCGCGAAACCGTGCTCTTGGAGTTTAGGGAGTTCGTCTGTCTCGCCGATGTGGTCCGGGTAAATCATGTCTGGGATGTGCAGCTGCTGCACCGTTTTGTAGGCCCGCTCAGCTGCCTGCGCGATGCTGCGCCCCGTCCCAAAAACAGTGCACGAGTAGTCGCCCGCAGTCGCCCACATCTCGCGCTCGACCAGATCATCTCCGTCCATGTCCGGCATGGTGGCCATCTTCACGCTGTGTGGCGCGATATATTTTCGATTCTTCGCGGTCACGCCATAAATCGGGACGTCGATGTCTCGGCTCTGCACCAGCACGCCCACCGCAATCGCCGTGCTCGTTTCCAGCGTGTCTTCACCCTCGCAGGCATCCAGCATCCACTGCGCTGGGTCGCCCTTATGAGTCGCTAGCATCGAACTAAATGCCGGCCAGCTGGGCCGCGCCGTAAACCCTAGCGGCCACGCTTTGCCATCTTCATCGATGATGCAATCAATATGGATTGCGCCGTAATGCTCCAGGGCAACCAAGGCATCCTCTAGGGGTCGCAAAACCATCTCGAACAAGTCGGACCGAGTGCAGTATTTTACTACAGCACAATCCAAGCGGCCCAGCTGCTCATTAGGCAGGCCGCTGAATCCTTCTTTGCCCATCCAGCCGCCAACCGTCAAGCCACTGCCCACGATGAATTTCTGCAACATGCACGGACCATTCATTCCTGCGCGCTGCCACCGCTGCAGCAGCGCCACAAGGTCGGCAGGAGACTTGGCACAATAGGATTTGGATTCCGTCTTCACAACCCACCGCTCGCTTGATTTGCGGGCAAACGCCTCTGCTTCAACCAGCGTTTCAAATGGCTGGTGCTCCGGGCATTCGATCCAATGGTCCTCTAGAAACTCCATGCCGAAATCGATGTCGGTTTCCAGCTTTGCGGATTGCACCGATGGAGCGAACACCGCGACACCCGCCCGCCGGAAGTACTCCAGTCGCTCGAGGTATTTTTCGTTGCCGGTGGGAAAAACCAAGTCGGCCCACTTGGCGCTTTGGGTCCAGTTCTGCACGAACTCCACGCCTTTGAATCCCTGCCCGATATGTGGCGATGCATTGGGCGATAGCCAGTAGCGAACCTGATGACCTGCAGACACGCAGCGCAGAACAAAATCTAATCCAGCGTCCTCGCTTTCAATCACGAGGATTTTCATCAGAAACCCATGACCGACTGCAGCGTGTTTTCCTGCACTCCCGGTGCTTTCAGCGCCTCGCGCAGCAGATCCTGCTTAACTGGTGCGCCGCCGCCGAATATGTCGCCTTGCTTCGGATCGCCCGCGGCGTCCACGAGGTCGTAAAACTTCACGATCAGCTGAGATATGCGATTCGATGACCTGGCGTTCGCCTGCATGAATTCCAAAAGGGTCCGTGCGTCTGGTGTTAGCGATTCGCCCAGCATCTCGCCCTGCCTGAGCCATTCGCCCACGTTGGTGCCTTCTGACTTTAGCTTGCGCAGCATCTGCGCCGCGCTGGCGATGTCGTTGGAGATGTCCAGGTCGTACCGAGCACCGGATTCGATCATCGATTTGACCTCGGCTACCTTGGGCGATGCTTTGATCAGCGCGCTGCCCACGTTCTTCGAGGTCTCGTCTGTGCTTTCCAAAAATGACGCGAGCACGTCCGTCTTTTTGCCGAACGCTTGATGAAGTAGCGCGTTGCGAAACCGGCTAGTCCCCACTTGCGACAGTTCGCCATCGCTATCCAGCAGGGTGGCTTGTTCTTCTTTGGAGAAATTCCCCATCCAGCGCCGAATCAGATCTGCATTTTGGCGCATTGAAATGCTGCCATCTTCCGCAATCGATAAGTCGGCGATGTTGCCTAGCTTTTCCGAATCGATTGCCGCCTGCTCAGTTGGGGACTTGCCTAGCCCCACTTCCTCGTTCGACGCGATCGCCAGCTTTTTAACATCCACGGGCTTGTCAAAAACGCGCACGAGGACAGGCTTACGCATGCCTTGCGCTGCGTCCTGCGGGATCCCGTATTCCTGCAGCTTGGCGATGATTTCCGAGGTGTATTTGCCCGCGTTGTTGATGTCGTAGGCGCGAGAGATTGCCGAGAATCGGCCATTGCCGGCAACAATCTGACCGTCCCGAGTGATCGTCGGCGCGCCCATGCCGCCAACCGGAGAACGGCCCAGCAGGTTCGGATCTAGCTGCAGCGCGATCTTGCTGACTTGCGCCGCCGATGCCGCCCGCGTGCGGTCCCGAAACTGATTCTCGGCCAGCGTCATGGTCGCGCTAATTTGGTCTGCGTCCACGACGGCCCACTGCACCCCGTGGTACTCGTTCCCGATCTTCACGTTGTCTGGCGCGCCCTGCGGCCTAATGCGGCCTGCCACAGTTCCGAGCGTCTGCGAGCCAGCCGGTTCGGATAGACTTTGCAGCGTTGGCGCTGGCCCTTGCGGAGCAGTATTGCGCAGCGTTGGCGCTGACGGTCCTCCCGCTGGTGGCCCAGACGGTGGTGGCCCAGACGGTCCAGACGGTGGTGGACGAGACGGTGGAGGTCCAGCTGGAGGGGTTGTTGGTGGAGGCTCAGCCGGCGGTTCTCCCGGTTTCCCTTTTCTGCGGATCCCAGCAAAAGGCTCTAGCGAGTCGCGCACGAACCGCCGATTAGCCAGCGTGCTAATAATGCCCTTGCCAAACTTCACAACCCCAGCCGGCACGCCCACAGACTGCAAAGCAGCGTCGGTTGCTGCCGCCCCAACTGCGCCTGCTTGCTCGCGGAAAATGTCCGACGCCGCAGACACTGTGGTCCCAGAATAATTGACGTACCCGCCCGAGCCAGTCTGCTGGGTGTAGCGCATGACTTCGCCCAAGGTATTCAACTGCGCGGCTTCTTCCGGGTTGAACACGATGTCCAGCACCCCGGAATCCTTTAAGCCCCGAAACGTGCGATCGTAGCCGGCGGCGGTCATGTTTCGCGATTGCGTGCGATCCCCCGGCGCGAATGCCATCGTGCCGGTCTTGTCGTCGAGCTTTTTGAGCAGCGCCAATTTAGCTAGCTGCTGCGCATCGGTGCCGACCAGAGTCTGCAGCACCCTAGCCGCGCCGCCTTCGCCCGCGTTAGTGACGTGCTTGTCCAAAAACTTGTCGGCGCGAGCCGTGCCGTTGACCACTGACGCAAACGCCGGATCGGCCTCAATCAGCTGAAACCGTGCGCGAGCTAATGCCCTTGCCCGATCTGCCGCAATTTTTATGTCTCCCACTTCGCCAACCAGCGGCATGTCGGCCAGTTGGCGCTGAAAGATCCCAGCTGCATACGCCTCGTTTCCTTTCCCACTCCGCTGGTAACCTTTGATCGCACGACCTAATACGCTTTGCAGCTTGTCAATCTGATCAAATGGGATCTGGCCCTTCGCCGTCATGTCGGCCAGTTCGGCTTTGAATTCTTCCGGAAGCCAGCGAAACGATCTGTTCGCCTGCAACGCATCAGTCACCAGAGATTCGATGCCGGTGACATCGACCATCATGTCCCGCCCGCCCATCAGCGTTTTGATTTCCCCGTAGGCCGCGCCAATTTCACCCGTTAGACCTGCGTCGTGCGCCTCGTAAAGCTTGATGAAATCCTTGCCAAGGTTGTTAGCCGTTGGCTCGCCGAAAATGTCTGGCGCCATGGAATCACGCAGGAGCGTGAAATTTTCTTGGAATAATTGAGGATATTGATCGAGCCGTTCGGCAAGCGCCGGGAGTTTCGCCCGCAAGTTTCGCTCTTCGGAGAACAACGCAGAATCTGCTGTCGCCATTCCCCGCGTCAGCGGCACGGGAGCCGGCAGCGAGCTTGCTTTCGCGTGCCGGTCTAGCGCCGTGGTTTGGACCTCCTCTACCGGCACGCCCTGCAATGCGGTCCTGACGGCCTGTGGGGCTTCGTCAATCGATGCCTGCACCATCGCCGCATCAGGCGTCTGTGCCGCGCCCATGCTTTGCCTGCGAGCGTCTGGCGTCATTCTTGGGTCTACACCGTCAAACGCCCCGCGCCTTTGCGGCAAACCTAATTGTGACTTCTTGTAAGGCGCGAGCGTTTCCGCGCCCATCCTGCCGCGCAGAAATGGCGTAGCCGCGAGCGCCGCTTCCGGGACACCCGATAGCACAGCGCCAGCGACCCGGGTTGCTTGGCTTGGCTCAATGCCTAGCGCCGGGATGCCTTGTTCGGCCAGTGCAGATCCTGGCTCACGCGCCGCCTCGATTGCCGGCATCATTGTTTCGCCCAGACCGCCGATTGCCGCCCGACCTGCGGCGGTGAATGGTTGCCCGCCGATCGTTTCCTGAGTCTGGCGCACGAACTCTGCGCCTTGGCCCGGAGGACCGGGGAGCACAGCACCAGCAAGGCCAGCAAGGCCCGATGCCGGAAAAGCTACCGCTAGCCTAGCCATGCTTAAACCCACGTCTGCCGGTGAGGTTGCTAAGCCAGCTCCAAGCGTGGCCGCACCAGCCACAGCGCGCTGCCCGACCGACATTTCTGGCGCTGGTTTAGCTTTTAAAGGCGCTGATTCCCACGCGGCTTTTGTTGTCCCGCTATTGGCTGGCCCGCTTTTTAACGGCGCAGATTCCCATGCCGCAGCCATTACGGCTTTGTCCTCTCGACGCCAGTCGGATCGATGAAATCCTGACCAGATTGCAACCGCCCATAATCTTCGTCGGTTTGGATCTGGACTGGTGCCCCACTTGCCGCCGCGCCCGGAGGGGGAGGAGGGGAACCGGACGGCGGCGGGGTGGGACTTTGTCCAAGAGATGGCAGAAAAATTTCAGGTTTCATGGCGTTTTGCGCAGCCCGTTCTGCCGCATGCGCCTCGGCCGTGATGGCTTCAATCGCCACTTTATAAACTTCGGCACTTTGCGCATTGCCGAGCAATTCTCGGTTGTGCTGCTGCCCTTCGAGGTTGCCAACACCGCCACGCGCCGCCACTTGGTTGTACGCGTTAAGAACAGACTGAGTATTCACGAACAGACGAGCCAAGTCTGGATCGCTTATATTTTGTTCTCCCATCTGCAGCAATTTGTTAAATGGTACAAAGCTCGTTCGTTTTACCTGAGCTGATGCCGAAAGCGCCAAAGGCGTAAACTCAATCAACTCTTGAATTGCAATTGCAATACCACCCGCTTGCAGACCCACCTTGTCCATAGCTTTGTACATGCTACGCATCTGCCCACGCTTGGCGACAATCATGGCCGGCGACAAGCCACTGTCCCTCATCTGCGTATTCATTTCGTTCATCACTTTCGCCTTGTCTCTTGCGCTTAGTCCCGCAATAACTTCTCGAGGTGGAACGCCTTGCACCATCTGCCCCGCCAACATCGAAGCGGTTTCTTCATCGATACCGCTTGTTGCCGCGTTTTGCTGCGCGGCGGTTTGCGGGATGCCGCCCATGTATTCCATTTCGCCGGTCTTTGGGTTTTGCCGGTAAACGCCAGGTCCTTGCGGCCCCACCATCTGCGTAGTTTTGCCGTAGGTCGGCTGCTGAGACTTCAACCACTCGCGGGTCTGTTGGTTCTGCCCCAGCGCCCCTTCAATGTTTTGCAGGATGTTTCCTTGCGACAGATGCCCGCCCAGCTGTTGGATTTGATTCGGATCCATTGCGGGCTTGCCATTGGGCAACATCGTCGCGCCGAGCATCTTTAATGCTTCGCTTGCCGGCCCCAGCAGTGCTGCGTCAATCTGATCTTGTGAAGCGCCTGCTTGGCGCATCTGCTGGCCTTGCAGGTACAAAGGCTCCAGCGCGTTGCCGTACATCTCGTGCTGTTTGGTCAGGATGTCGTACTGGCTCTTAAGCTGCTCCGCTTCGCCTGATTGCAAATCGCTGAATTGCTTTTGCAGCTTGATGCCCATCTCTGGGTTGACCTTGATCGCTTCGCCCGCAAACGCCGTCTGGCCCTCTGGCGTGCTCAGGTCGTGCTTACCGGACAGCGACCGTAATGTCTGCAGGTCGTTCTGCGATTGCTTCTCGGCGTTCAGCTGCATCCTGCCGATCTGCTGCTTGTCGACGATGTCGGACAGCTGATAGCCACGCGCCGTGGCGCCAGCGATGTCAGCGCCTTGCCCGCCGATTTTTGAAATAATGCTAGGCTCTAATTCCATGGCCATCCCCTTAAATTGTCATCGGCGGCTGGATCTGACTGGGACCGCCCATGAATCCACCCTGATAAGATCCAAAACTTGATGGCTGCTGCAGACCTTGCAACGTTCTCAGCGTCTGCTGGTTTTGGTAGCCTTGATTCAGCGCCGTCGACACCCCGGAAATGGCGTTTGCCCCGATGTTGCCCATCGCGTTGCCTTGGTTGGTCGCAATGTTTGCCAAATTCGTGCCGCGATTGGTCGCAATGTTTCCGAGATTATTTGCACCGGCTTGAATCATGGACGCTTGCCCCGCAGACGATGCCTGCCCGACATCGATGGGCTGCAACAGGTTCTGCAGCTGCTGCTGGTAACTGGTGCTGGCTAGCCCTTGGTTGTAATCGCTCAGCGCCTTGAGGGTGTTGCCTGAAAGCCCCAGACCCATAGCCGAGGCTTGGCGCTTGGTCGCGTCGTTGCCTTGCTGCTGCTGGAACTGATAGCCGGGCATCTGAGCCAGCTGAGCATTCATCTGCGCTGGGTCTTGCTGTCCACCTGCCCCAATGCCGAGCAAACGCTGATAAGCGGGAATCGCAGATTCGCCGAGACCGCGATACGGCGCGCTCATTTTGGCGCTTTGCTCGATCGCATACTTTTGCTGATCTGAGGCTGTTTGCGCGGCGTCTTTAATTGCCTTGGCCGATATTCGCGCCACCTCTGTGGCAGCGTTTGCTTGGATCTTCGCGCTGACCATCGATCCTGCGGCTTGCGCAATCCCGCCGATTCCAAACATGTCGCTCATGTTAATCTCCGATCCATTTGCCGTAATACGTTTCCGTTAGCCCGTAGTCTAGTCTTCTCAGCACCGCCGACGCATCTTTGTGAGATTTCACACCCACGAAAATTCTGTCCACGCCTCGCCGCCGCGCTTCCGCTTCCACCGCCCGAAACAGTTTCACGCCCGCAAACTTGCCTCGCGCCTTGGGATGCAGGAAGAACGATCCGGTGGTCAGCGTCATCACCGTTTCGTAGTGCAGCCCGGGCGCCACGAATCCAAGGTAATACCCCACCAGCTCGCCCGCTTCACGCGCCGCAATCAACAGCAAACTGCCCAGCGTTTCAAGATTCAAATACGCCGCGTAGTTCGGTGCCAGCGCCGCCTTGTCGCTCGCTATTTCATCGTGGCACAGAAAGAACAACGGCTTTAATTCCTCCAGACTGTCGGCGAATTTTTCCACGTGGAACATCACGATATTTTGATCAGGCTGGCGATCACGCTTGGGGTGTAAGGTATGTTGGGATCTGATATGGCTGCAAAAGCAAACAGCACCATATCAACGCTGCTGGCCTGCCACGCCATTTCTATGTAATCGCCCGCTGCCATACTTAACGTAAACGAGTACTGAGCAAAAAATACCGCCTCCGGTGCCAGCGTGAACAATCGGCCTGAGTAGTTCACATCGTTGCCATTGAGCCGCAACAACAAGGCTACAGTTTGCGAATCCAGCACATCGTAGTTCGTGAACTGGATTGACGCTTCGAGAATAAACACGCCGGCGTTGACCACTGTCATCTTGCCAGCCCCATCAGAAATTACGTTGTTGGATTCAAAAGTTTGACCAAGTTTGATGACATAAACTTCGTCGTACGCGGTTGAAACTTGAGTAGTCGTATCAAAAAACGATCCGTAATCCCGAGCTAAAACATTCTGCTGGATTACCGTCAGCAACCAGTCAAACCATGCGCGCCACGGTGCCGTTAAAAAACTGCTTTTCTCCTGCGTGATGTTGTTGCCGGGAACCGGGAACAGGTTCATTGTGGGCGCGCTGAGTACGCGGCCGCGCCGTCAGTGATCACGAACTTGACCGGATCTGTCAGCCGAAACCGAAACACGAAATCCCGCGACGATCCAAACCTGCGCGCAATGACCCGCGTGCTGTACTGCCCGATCTGGCCCATCGACAACATGCGAGGGTTGGACCATGTGCGCCCGTTGTCCTTGCTGACTTCCAACGTGATCATCGGATCTGACCCTTGCCCAGACTGCAGACCCACACCCGTCTCCATGTCCAAGTACAACTCGGACAAGCTAAAAACGTTGTGGTCGGCGACCCCGTGACGGGTGACCACCTCGCGCAGGACGGTCTGCCCGTTGTCGGTGTAGGTGGTCTCCGATAACGAATAAATTACTGCCGCAGCGTAATCCGAAACCACCGCGTTGTTGGCCAGCGTGGTGGCAAATTGGCCGAGGTGCCGCTGCGCATAGCCGGTGGCAATCCCGCTCTGAACCTCGGACCAGATGCCACTGGTAAGGTCGTAGAGGAACGAACGGTTCGCGTTGGGAAATGTCAGCTGATACATCGAATGGCCGTTCGTCACATAGCTCAGCGCCACCGCATTGCCCACATACCCAAACGTGCCGATGATCTGCTCAATGTCAGCCGTGCTGATTACTTGCGCGTTATAGCCGGTCAGCGCCACCACCTGACTGGTGCCTTGCGGGTTCTGCGACAAGAACAGAATGGAATTGCCGATGTGCGCCCGCGACCAGATTGCTTGGATCCCAAACTCGCTGGTGGCCGACAAGATCGGCGCAAAGGGTTGCGGCTGGTTGCCGATGTTTTGCCAAAACTCAATGTGGCGCTCGCTGAACACCACCAAATTGCCCGACAGCGCGTCCACCGCTTGGATGCGGTCCGGGTATTGGGACGCACTGGCAAACGCCAATCCGTTCCACGTGGTAGCGTCATACGGATCTGACACCCAAAAATATTGAGTGCCAGGTTGCTCCACCACAAAATACCCGCCCACCATCGTGCAGGTCTGCGCCCCGAACGGGAACCCTGTCGAGGTGATCACCGCAAACAACGAACTGACAAGGTTGAACGTGTAGGCAGATGCGCCATCCACGAGCAGCAGCTGGTCGTTGTCAATCGTCATCGCGACGTTGTTTGATGATGTCCCGATTGCAGCACTGCCCAGCTGCGTGCCCGCGGAGTTGTACCACCGGAAAAATGCGCCTTGGACCGTGTACAGGTAAGCCTCGGTCCCAAACATCCCGCGCACCACCGCCGTGGTGTTGAACTGCGACACCAGCCCCGGCGTTCCAAATATTGCGACCTTCGTTTTATCGCCGTCTTCGCGGTTTTCCATGTAGCAGTTCACCCGCCGCTGGCGCGTGACAGGGTAGCTGTGTCCCGCCACCCCATTGCCAAACATTGGCACGATTTTCATAACTGATTCGGCTGAAAATAGATTTCGGTGCGGTCCGGGTTGGCCGACCGAGCGTAGGTAATCGATTCCTGATAGTTCGAGTCCATCTCCGGCGTCCAGACTGCGGAAAACATTGGGCAAATCTGTTTGCTCAGCCCCCAGCACAGCGCGTTAAACCACTCCGCTGCGTACTCCGGGTTGTCCAACGGGTTGTTGAAATCCTGAATGGGCCGCAGGTACACCACATGAATTTGCTTGGTCACGTCCTGCGCGCCGGCGCAATCGATATACAACTGGCCGTTGGGTAGCTGCGCCTCGTAGTAAATGGCTGTCGGATCTGACACAGCCCCCGGTGCCGTCTTGGTCGGCAGCGCCTCGTAGGCCTCCACCGTCATGTAATCCAGCGGCGTGTCGTTGCTCACGTTGTCGCGCAATATCGCCGTGACGATTTCTAGCGGGCGCTGGCCCTTCGTGGTGTAGTTGTAGAGGTTGTTGCCTGCAGACGCGGCAGATGGCAAGCCAGAGGCTATGGTGATGAGACCGCTGCCCACCGTGGCAACCGTGGTGCTGAAAATGTCACCGCTATCCAGCTGCACCACCAGATAATCCCCAGCTGTGAAGTCAGTTGCCGACAACATGTAAAGCGTGGTGGCAGCAGGGTTGGCGTAATTGGTCAGCGGGTTGGTCGCAAAGTTAGCGCCGGGGACCGCAGTCACCCCCGCGGCCCAGTTATCGCCCGATGACCCTAGCTCATACCGGTACTGCGTCGAGGACAAGAACAAATCGGCGCGCTGCCTAGTCCAAATCTTTAGCCCGCTGGCAAAGTCATAGCGCCCCATCCACTGCTTGCAGAGCATGTTCAGCTTGCGGGCGCAGTCTGTGGTCTCCTGCGGGTCGATGCTCCCGTAGGCGTCCAGCTTGCCGATGTTTAGCATCGCCTCGCGGATGATGTCGTCACGCGTGACGGTAAAAGTGTAGGTGCCGGACGTGCTCATTTCAGCCTCTTTTTAATTAGCGGCGCAATGGCATCGTATGCCATATCTGCCGTGATTTCAGCCTGACACTGGGCGATGCCCATCGGCAAACCATCTTCGCCGTTTGCCTGCTTGCAGTGCGACCAGTCGTAGTGCAGCTGGTGGCACGCGGAAACCTCATTCTGTCCACGCCCTGGACAATGCGTTTCACGCGCCCACAGACTTTTGGTGTTGGTCCAGTCCCGCGTGAGGTTTTCCACTGTGCTGTGGCTGAGGAAACAGACCTTGGGCATTGGCTCCTGAGAAACCGCATTGAGCACGCCGGTCTCCGGCCCGATGACCATATCGGCATGCAAGGCAAACGTCATGGTCTGCCGAATGGACCAGTCGCCGCAAAACGGATGCACGCGCCGTTCGGTCTGCATCTTCTGGCCGTCCACCCGCTTGGGTTGGCCGTTCTCGTCTGGCTCAAACCATCCTTGCTCGAGGATTACGCCCGCAGGCCCGCCCACGAACACCACGTGCACATCCTCAAAGTCGATCATGAGACGCGCCACGATCTGATCTACGTAGGGCCAGACTTTGTGCACGGATGACCCCGCCAGCGACCACACGACCACGAACTGGCCCATCTTGACGCGGGTCTCTCGCGCCCACTGGTTCTCAGCCGGCAGCGCATAAAACTTAACCGCCGGACGGTGCGCAATGCCTGCGGTGGCATGTTGGAACCACAGATAATTTTCGTTGCACATCTTGTGGCGTAATTTCGGTGGCGCCTGATGCATGAACCGCCCCGGTATTGGTAGCAGGGTTCCTTCGGCAGATTCCGATAGGTTGATCCAACGGTCGTATTTCTTCTGATGCCAATCCCAGAACAGGCCCAGTTGAGCGTTCGGGACTTGGTTCACGTCTTGAAGGTAGAAGTCGTCGATATTCGGATCGTGCTCGATGATGTCCGAGCCGGGAGGAGAGCACAGCACGGTCACGTGATAGCCTTCCTTTTTCAGCCCCGCAAACACGCTGGAGGCTTGCAGGATGTCGCCGAACGCGCCATACCGCACTACTGCGGCAGTCTTGGTGGGTTTCGGTTTGCGGCAGCTGTAGCGCCATTCAAGCGCCTTGTCGGCCATCTCTGAATGCTCAGGCTCTGCCAGTTTCTCAAACACGGCAAACAGGCTGTATTCCATGCGCTCGTTGCGCTGTTCCAGCACTCGGCAATCCCAGCTACCTACCGTCTGCATGGCGCTGATCAGAGCGTCCTCGCTGACATTCCACTTGTGATCTGGGTTAGCGTGCGGCTCGCCGACCTTGGGATATAAATCCTCATGCGGTAAGTAGAGCACGAGGTAACCACCCACCTTGAGCACGCGCCACCATTCCGCAAGGCATGCGCTCACCTTGTCGTAGTCGATGTGCTCGAGCAGGTGCGAGGAGTAGACAGCGTCGTAGGCGGCTGTGTTGAATAGGTCGAGGTTGCAGGCGTCTCCGATCCAAATATCGGGCTTTACATCAATCCCGAATAGCTGGATGTCGATGCCGGAATCCAAGCCGATGAAGTGCGGGAAACCCTTGTTCCTGCCGCACCCGATGTCGAGCACGCGGCCCCGCGTCCAGCGCACCAGCTCCCACGTAATCTTGCCCGATTCGTTCCCTTGCGGGTCTTCTAATCTCCAAACCATGTGATCCCCCGTTTGTTTTACCCCGACGGGAGTTTACACCAAGGGGATTAGTCCCAAAGAACGTTCCAAATGCCGGGAGTGCCAGCCGTCACCAGAACCAATTGGCCGTTGAAACGCACGCCAGTCCCGCCAGGTCCGGGGTTGGCTTGGAAACCCACCGCTGTGGCCGTCTGCACGGCATGCAAGGCGTTAGTGGTTGTCACGGTCCCCACGGCATAAACGTCAAACGGCGCAGCTGTCCATGCCGTGCCAACAGCGATGCAGTTCAGACCGTAGTAAACGCCGCCGGTGGCGGGATGGACGGTGGCGGTTCCAGCAGTTGAAATCACCGCGTAATCCGCGCAGCCGACGGAGTACACAAGCCCGCTGCCGGCATCCATGCTGCAAACGGCCAAAGGCATTGCATTACTTGGGGGTGAGATTGGCATTACATTCGTTCCGTGAAATTGTTGCGCTGAACGAATCCGCTAACGTCGTCGACCAAGCGGTAATCGTCATCGGTTTTTAACTCGGCTTTCTTGTCGAAACCTGTGCGCAGGGATACCGCGTTGACTTCTTTGTTGGTGAAGTCGCCGTAGGCATACCCCTCGCACAAGTTGCCCGAGATGCACGTGCCCATCTGTCGGATGTCCGAAAATTCTTGATCTTCGATGTCCATGCCCGGAGGCAGGGAGTTCACGAATAGGGTGTTGGTCCCATATCTGGACAAACAGTCATCACCGGCGCGGCCCTCCCGCCCCGGGATGTCTTTCTTCGCTCTGGATTCCATGTCCGTCTGCCAGCCATGCTCCTCGGTTACATCCGGGAAATCTACTTGAAACTTCTCTTGCACTATCTTGAGCATGGCTGGCTATCCCTTAGATTTTGGCTGTGCCGACGTGACTGACCATAGGACCGCGCCCCATGTCTTTCTCGTCCGACCCTAAAGAGCCTGCGGTCCGGGTGGTCCAACCATCGCCGGGGAAACCCATACCGCCCTCGTAGACATTCATCTTCATCTGACGAATATCGCAGTTCTCTTGGTCTTCGATGTCCATGCCGGGAGAGAGCGAGTTGTAAAAAGCGTTTACCCCGAATTCCAGCCCTTTCTTGGCTAAATATCCGTTCTGCTTCACGCCCACCATCTCGTTATTCACCATCATCGCCGATTCCGGCATGTTGTCGATGTCAGCCACTTCCGTGTTTTTCATCTCATGCCGAGTTTGACCACGAGCATTCGCGCTCTTGATCACGTCCTGCATTGTCGGCGCAGTCTCGCCGTACATCGGCGTAGCAAGCTGGGCCGCAGTCACCTGCGGCGTCTCGTACTGCTTTTTGCTTTGGGTAATTTTAGGCATCTGTCCCCCTTATCCGGTCACGTTAGCGAGCGGCTGTACTTGGTAATCGACCACAAAATGCGACACCGCAGTTGCGTCCGTCCCGCCGTTAATTTGGAACGTATCGCCCTGATTGATGGCGTAACCGTAAAGCCCCGCCGTGCCCGTGCCGGTGTTGAGAGCCTGACGAAAACTTGCGCCAATCTGCCCCGTCCCAGTGCCAGAGGTTGAATACAGATCAGGCGAAAACCTTGCAAGCGTGTCAGTTGCCAACGCGATGGCAGCGCCCACTGCAGCCGTGTTGTAAATTCGCAGGCACGTGTACTGGTTTGCCGCGACATGGACCGTCATGGTCGTGCCGTTCGGATAGTACTGGGTCTGCGTGTAGGTGCTGGTGCCGACTGTCGACGCCAAACCCGAAACCGACATCAACTGCAGGTTAGCGTGCGCAACAAACTTCAGAATGCTGCTCGCGCCCGCGGCCATCGTAGCGTTGAAGGTTCCACGCGACTGATATGCCGGGTGGTCATAACCAAAATTGGTCAGCGTATTAGTTAAGCTCATTTTCTAGCTCCTTAAGCCAAGCTATCCCACTTCACGATACGAACGTTCGTAGCGAGAGTGTGAACAATGCCGAAACCGCCGAGGTAATACCACGCGATGCCCTTTGAGCGACCGTAGTCGGTCGGGATTTTGCCGCGCATTTCTTCAGGAACAGCGATTGCCTCTGCCACCGTGTCGTTGCCAAAGAAAAAGCACCAATCCGACTTACCGTTAGTCCAGGCCGTAGTGGTCACGCCATCCGTGCCGGTGCCCTTGGCAATGTTGGTCTGCTCAATGAAACGGACGTTCTCATAACGCCCAATCTCGCCGTTCATGATCAGCGCAAAGCCGGTGTCCGAGTACTGGTGGATGGTTTCGAGGTTGTTTTTGAACGTCCGCAGGGTTGTTGGCCACGCGATGGAATAATAATCGTCGGCGATGAAAGCCGGGATATTGCGTTCCTTCATGGCGTCCACGATCGACTTCACATGGCTGTTGTTGAGAGCAATGTTGTTTGTGCCAGTGACCGTGCCGTTGGTGAACAGCTGAATTGCAGCCGTGTCCGTGCCGCTTGATGCGATCACTCGGATCAACGTCTGGTTGAACTGGGTCCACGCACCGCGGTCTAGGTACTTCACGCAGTCATTCTTGAGAACCTTCTTGATCACGTCCTCGATGGGAAACTTCGACAGGTTGTCGAGCTTGCCGGAGTACGGGACCGAGTTGCCGGCCTCAGTAATGGTCAGCGTGCCCTGCACAATGGTGAAATTGGTCTCCGGCATCGTGTTGGTTTCCACCAGCACCGCGCCAGCTGTGGCTACGTCAGAGAAAACGTCCCAAGTGAACAGGTCGCCCTTCTTTTTGCCCTGCTGACTGATGTCATGGACGTCGGCGAACTGACGGAATTTTACGAGCGGCTGCACGTTGGCGCGCAGAACATTGGATAGCTGGCGGCTGTACATAAAGCCCCCCAGCGAGTTAACAGCCCAAACTTGTCCAGCCATGGTATGGCCTCCTAAGTGCGTCTATGGATAATCGGTCGGCCTTGGCCCCGAGCACTTGCAATCTTTCCGATCGCGCTCTCGTAGCTTTCGCCGTCGTCTTCGTCTTCTTCCCCGGCTTGTCGTTGACCAGCCACGGGAATCGAACGAACTGACGCTTTGCGTGCTTCCTTTTGGCTTCGCCCAGTATCGTCTGCCCCAAATTGCCGCCGCAGTTGCTGATGGTATTGACGCGCATCGTCGCCCACCTGCTTCAGCCGCGCCTTAAAATCCATATTCGGATCTTGCTGCGCCATCTCTGCGTCTACCAACACAGCCCGTTCCCGGACCGCATCAATTTTCAGAACATCACCATACTCGGTTTCATACCAAGCGGCCGCTTCGCGGAACGTCAACCGACCATCTACGCGCCCGTCCACTGCTTTCAACACGTCCTCTCGGGATAGTGTTCCGTCCAAATGCAGTGCCAGCTCATCTATGGCGTCTTGCTCACCCATTAAAGCGCGGGTTAGCATTTCGCGCACCCGGCCCTTAGCCGGCATCGCAGGCTCGTCTTTCGATGGAGCTTGCGCAGTTATATTTCTAACAGCTTCTTTCGCGTTGCGCAAATATTCGTCTGCGGCGGTGACTTTCGAGCTTGTGTCCCGCAGCTGCTGCAGCGATAACCACTTCTCTTGGCCGTTGACGATGATCCGGTAGTAGTTCTCGCCGTTGGTCACGCGCACATCTTCAGGCTCGGCAGCTGCTTCGGCTTGCAATTCTTCAGCCGGGGCTTCCTCCTCCCAGTCTGTCGGCTCGTCGATGTCCTCCAGGTCGTCCTTGTTCTCGTCTGCGCTGTTCGCGATGGCGTTTAGCCGTTCTAGCCGTTCGTTGTTGCGATCGGTGTTCGCTTGTCGCGCTTCCTGCAGCCGTTTCAAATCATCCTCAGACCGTTGCGCGTTCAACAACGGCGCCTCGTCTGCTTTTTGCTTCTTGCTCATTCTTCCCCCTCTAACATCGTTAGCGCCTGCAGCCCATCCTGCACGGCATACCCCAGCCAGTCCCGGAATCCCCGCGACCTGGCAATGATTGATTGTTCGGCCAGCACTTCTTCGTGGCTCATGACGTGCGCCCGCTCGACCAGCCGCTCGACCGCGTCGTTCTCCTCACCCGTGCATTTCTTGATGAGGTAGGCACCGATGTCGGAGCGAATGAAGTCCTCGACCTGCTTGCCGAACACCGCCGAGTTGACCACCGGATCTGCAGGGTCCAAGTGCCTCATGAATAGTTTGCCATCTGCTCAGAGGTCGGCATGCCTTGTCCCGGCATTGCCTGCGCTGGGCTTAAAGCCTCTGGCATGGCCTCTGGCATGGCCGATGGCATGGCCGATGGCATGGCCTGCGGCATGGCCTGCGGCATGGCCTGCGCCGGCATCTGCATCGACTGAGGATTCTCAGCCAAATCTTTCATGGCCAAGTGTTTTGCGTACATCTGCACGTTCTGGTGCATGTCTTCCTTGTCGGCCAACAACAATTTAACGATGTTGTTCTCGCGGTTCGTGTCGACCTTCACGGCGTTGGCTTCGCTCTTGTCTTTCCGTTCTGCCATCAGTTTCTGCATCGCCGCCATTAGCTGCTGGTTTTGCTGTTGCAGTTTGACGTGCTCAGGATCTTCGCCCAGCGTGAATCTCTCCCCATCGGCATAGCCAGACAGCGCCGCAATTTCCTTCCAGACTTCCGACAGGTTCATGCCCGGAGGAGGAGCCGCTGCCACCGCGGCAAACGCTTGCACGCCCGCTAGGAATTTCTGCAACTTGGTCACGGGGTCGGTGTTGCCCATGCCCACGTTCACGTTGACGACCATCTCGCGCTCGAGCATGTCGTCGGTCACCTTGTCCATGCCGAATTTCTGAAACTGCTTTGACCGCTGGCCCGCAAGGTTGAGAATATTCTGGTCGGTCTCGTAGAACTGCTCCAGCAGCACTAGCTGCCGCAAGATTGGCGAGATGAACGTTTCGGCATAGGTCATCAGCGCGTACTCGGTCAGCATCGTGGCTGGTGCCTGCAGCAGGGTCATCGCTCGCGCCGGCTCTCTCGGGCTGCGGCTTGTCTGCACCGATGCCGCCGAGAAATTGCCCACCAGCTCGTCGAAGTTGGCGGTGTTGCGGTCCTCCTCAAGGTAGGCAGACTGGGTCACATCCTGCCACTGGTTCTCGACCACATCCTCCTGCGGATTATCCATCAGGACCACGCGACCGGGAACGTTGCGCACCAGCGCCGGCAGGTCCACGTTCTTGCCACGCTTAGCAAAGTAGCCTTTGTTGAGGACAAACTTCACGTTGTCCATGCGCTGGTTTTTGATCTCGTTGATTTCGTCCTGGAGTCCCTTCACCAAGATCGGCAGCGGGGTCGGCAGCGGCTTGTGCGTCTCGATCATCATCTGGCCCATGACATAGGGCCGCTTGCCGTGAAACACGGTCGATTCTAGAGGCTCAGGATCGGTCAGCATGCGCTCGCTGCGCAGGGTATAGAACTCGTAGTCCGTGCCGTTCCAGCGATGGATGTGCCGGTGGACGAAACAGATGTCGTAGTCCGAGACCGTGCGCCGTTCGAGCGCCGGATCTTGCTGATTGCCCACCCGCGTGCGCCGCGTCGAATCGTCTGTCTCGCCGGCCAGCAGCGCGGAGTCTGGATACTCGCGCCACTGCCGCCCCTTGGGGTCTGGCCTGCTCATGCGGGCTTTCACGTCGGTGACGTACATCGGCATGATGTGGATTAAATACGGGCTAGAGTTAATCGGGTCGGTCCATAGCGCGGATGGGTCGAAACGAAAATTCTCGATTGGCACGAGATCCACCACAGGCTTGTCGTCGGACCGTACCAGCTTGCCTTTGGCGTCCTTGCGCATGGTGTAGCGCCAGTGCACGTGCGCGATGGCAGCGCCTTGTGTCTGCGCGTCCTGCATGCCGCCCATGACCAGCTGAAACCACGGGATGCTTTTCGTCAGCCGGTACTGCAGCAAAGCCTGCATCACTTCCGCAGACACCCGCTCCTGCGCGTCGTTTGCATTCTGCGCAGTGACGCTGATCCGGTCCATGTTGGAGAAAAACGCAGACGCCGCCGCGGCTTCATTCTTCCGGATGATGCTGCGGGTCTTGGGGACAAATATGTTGGACCGCTTGCGGAATATCTCGCTGTTGTATTTCGAGTCGCCGGGGTGCTGGTTGTTGAACGCCCGGATGGAATCGTCCCACTGGCGTCGGTAGTTCGAGTCAACAAAAGAGGTCGAGAACCGCCACGCATCCTTGGCCCGCCGCGCCCAGTTGGGCTGGCCCTTTTCAAACTCGGCGTCGTCGTCGTCGGCCTGCTCAGGCATGGGGCCGTCGTCGTCGTACTCCTGCCCAAGATACTCGAGGTCCATTTCTGCAGATCTTGGATCTGCGATAGATGGCGGCTGCGGCCTGCTTAGTGTGCTTTCGCTCATGCCCAGTTTCGCTCCTGTCGATACCGCCATTCCACCGGGACGATGGGCTGCTCACCGTGCCACGCGCCCCGCGGCATCCCGAACAGTTCCAGCATCTGCCCGCCAAACTCCACCGCGCTGCGATGGACCTCTTTCGGCGTGCCGAGCTTGTCCTTCGGCAGCAGGCTCGCAAACCCCTCGCGCCCGATTGTCTCGGCCACGGCGCCAGCGATGACCAAGTGACGGATCACAATCCCGCCAGACTGGAAGCCCACGATCCAAGGATGGTTCGGGTAGTGCTCGTTGAGCGCCCTGCCCACTTCCAGCGCCAGTTCCATGTGTGAGCGTTCTTCCGGGTCTCCCCGTTCCATGATGTGCATCAGGTCACCGGTGGTTCGTAGAGGCCCGTGTCGCCCCTGTCAGTTGAATCGAAGCCACGCCCAGAGCTGAACTCGTAGGCGCGACGGTCGGGCGCTGAAAACTCGCTGCCCCATGCGCGGATGACCATTTCCTTCCAGCTGAATTGTCGCGAGGAAACCGGCAGACCCAAGCTGGATGGCACCCCTCGCGGCTGGCCCAGCGCCGGGAATAGATAGGTGCTGTAGAAGCCGTCTGCGCTCCACTGCGCGTAGGTGCCGCCAGAGACCGGTGTGCTGGGGCTTTCCTTGTGACCTGGAGAACCGCTGGCGTTGATGATGGCGCTGTCGGCGGTGAACGTGTCGTGGATGGCCGTGCTGTTGTCGGCGTAGGAAAAAGTGACATCAGCCGACGGTGCCAATTGCGACGCGAGCCACGGGCGGTCGGTTACCAGACCCATTCGTTACCCCCCGCAATCGCGAGCACTGCGGCAATAGGCAGCGCCAGGTTCCAAAACCACGAATGAAAGTCCCACATCTTCGGCTCAAACGCGTCCCACGGGTGGAGATTGGCTCGCTTGTGCTGGCCCACCTGCTCGATCCAACGGTACTCAGCCTGCGCGTGCTCGCGGCCAATGAAGATGCCGGCCGACAAGGCAGCGCCGGCCCACCAATTGCCGGTGACCAAGCCGACGAAGGCTTGGAGTAGGACGGCGATTGCTAGGTGCTGGAGGTTGGTCATGGGTTAGGCATGGGTTAGGCAAGGTTTACAAAGGGGGACAGGATCCCAGAGCCGGGATAATTTGTGTTAGTGCTCATAAAGGTAACTGCATACGCATAAGTGCCGCCGAGTCTGTTTTCGATGTATAGCCGATTGGTCGCCGTGTCTGCGCTAACTGTTAGCCTCCCGATGGTGCCAGTCGTGCCGGTCAATTGGCCGGTGGTAGCGTTTAAATTGGCGGTGACGGACATAGAGGTTAATGATCCAGACGCTCCAACCCTGAACGTCAATAATCCGCTTTGAGCGGCAGCGGCATTTCCCCCAATTAACACCAGCCCTTTGGTCACATCATCGTATTCAAAATATCCGGCTTTGTCATTCAGCAGGGTAATTACATCGGGCTGTGCAGATCCGTTTTGTACTCCGCCAGATGCCATCTGTTGCGTCTGAGCCGTAATGTTTGCGCCGTTGAAACGTTCTTCCCATAGCGTGTTGAGAGGACGATTTGTTAATACCGCAATCCCCGCCGCAGACGTTGCGTCCCCTTGGTTGCAATCAACGAGGACGCCGCGAACACCAGAGCTAGAACCAATCGAAACAACAGGGTTAAAATACCCCGCGCCGCCGGTGCTATTCACGACGTATAGTCCGGTTATTTCAACGCCGCGAGAAAATGTGGCCGTTGATGGCGCAGGCGCTACAACATACGCAGCCGGAGTTGTGCACTGGATCATCCGATGGTTAATCAACTTGATATTGACGCCGCGAATGACCGCGCTTGACGTTGCGGGCGCATTGCTTGGGAACTCTGCCCTGCCGTCAAATGCGCAAGAAATAAGCGTGTGCGACAAACCACTTAAATAAAGATTTGCAATTGCAGGCGTGGAAATGCAATTTGCGGCAATAATTGTGTTGTAAAAAGATTCAAATTGGATGGCAACCACGCGATAACAAGCGTCGGTCCCGTCCACTTCGGCAGCGCCGCCGCCCACGCGCAAGCCATGGCCACCAGTCCATGCTGACGTGCAATTTAAAAACGTGACCATGCCTGTTACAACGCGATTGGTAAACGAAACGTAAGAGCCGCCCGCCACCATGAAGCCGGAGCCTTTTACGCAGTTAACTTCGCAGTTTTGCACAATGCTATTGACCACATCGTTGGCAAACAAAATCCCGTCGCCGTTTTGATTCATGACCCGCAGATTTATTAGGCTGGCATGTCGAGCGGTCTGATAGCCCGCTGCGTCGTTAGGGCAAACCATAACGCCGGCATCAGCTATCGCAAAACTTGCTGCGTAGGCTGTAGCCGATCGCGCAATGGTCATGTCTGAAACCGTGCAACCTTGCGCTTTGATGCGAATTACTGCGCCGCCGTTAAAATCCCCAATGATTTGAGTTGCGCTTACATTAAGCCCAGTTCCAACCACGCCGGCGCTTCCCGTTGCACTCCGCGTATTTCCGCCGCCGCCATCGCCTATAAATGACATCCCCACGGCATCCATGATCAATGAGGAAGTGACGCGGTAACTCCCCGCTGGGAAACTGAGTATTTTCCCCGCGTTTTTTGTTGCCGTAATCGCCGCCTGAATCGCCGCAGTGTCATCCGTCACCCCATTACCAACAGCGCCAAAATCCAAAACGCTCACGCTTTCGCGCAGCTTGGATTGGACCGTGGTGGCAACAGCGCCGGTGCCTGATGCAATGTGCCCGATTAGCGAGGAGCCAGTAGACGCAGACAGGCCCGGAAGCGCCCCCGCGTAGACTTCGGTGAAGTTCGCGTTGACCTTCTGGAAGGCCGTGCGGGCTTGGTCGCCGGTCTGGTCGTTAGGGACGGTGCCGACGTTGATCGTTTGCTGTGTCATTTTTAACCTATGCGCTCAGGTGTTGGAGGTTGGTCATGGCAAAACTTCGTAAGTAACTGAGCCTATAAGATTTAATGTTCCTGCGGATGGCGTGTCGGCCGCTACAACAAAAGAAGCCCCAACAGCAGAACCGCTTGCTTGGATATTAATTTGAGTATTGCTTGATTCTTTTCTGCACGCAAAATTAGTGTATGTGGCTTTTGTAATTCCACCAAAAACCAAAGCGCCAATCGATGGGGTAACAACAGTAGTTGAAATCACTGGTAGCCCCGTTATAAGCAAATTTCCCGACGCAGTTGTGAACGTAAACGATGCCGTGAGAATCGTGAACGTGACGGTGCACAAATTGCCCTTTTGCATAGAACGGCCAATGCGAGTCGTATAGGTGACGGCCAAGTCCCCCGGCACAGCAAACGTAATGGTTGGAGAAAAGGCTACCGGAAGCCCAATAACTCGCGTCCATGTAGCAGTATTGGTAATGTTGACGGTATTTAAATAGAAAGCGTTGTTTTCAATTACGCCATAGTTACTTGTGCCGCTAGTAGAAATTGCGCTTGCGCCGGTGTTGCCAATGCCGCTAAACGTATTGTTGGTAATGACAGCAGACGCCACGGTTGAAACGCTAACGCCACCAGTGGTTACTGTCACTTCGCCCACATCGCGAAACTGACATGCGTCTACAATTAACTCGGTAGTTGTGTTAGACCCAACAAAATCTATGGCCCAATTGTCTATATTGGCAAATTTGGTTCCGCCCGTGAACGAAACTTGATACACGTTTTCACCGCAAACAACGCCTTTGCCCGAATAATTGCCAATAAATCCGTTGTTAAAAGAAACGGAAAAAACAGTCCCTAACGCAGAAACTGGAAAGTTAATCCCGTTTCGATTAGCCGGCGCTGCCGCCATTCCAATGCCGTCTAGGTAAACGTTCTCAAAGGCTAAATTTGCAACGTATTGCGCCGCCGTAACTACTTTTATGAACACTTCGTCGCTGTAAGCGCCGTTAAGGTACCCGTTAGTTATGTGCAGCCCATCGCAAGACTCGACTCGAATGCCTTTATCCAAGCAACGATTTGCGCCGACTATGATATTTGTAACTTCGCAGGTGTAACAGTTTTGATAAAGACCGCCGTCGATTGGAGCTTCGCAAAATCGCACAGCTTGACTGTTTGCCACTGGCGCCCCGGTTAGCACAGCGGAAGACGCAAAGATTGTGGCCGCGTTAAAAACGTTTAGCTGCCCGCCGGACACCAACAAACCTTCTGGGTGATTTTGAATTTGTACACGATCTAAGCGAAAAACGTTGCATTGCAATGCATAGACGCCAGCGCCAGCAGTTTTGTTGGCGATAGAATAAATTAGCATGTCGGCAATGCCGCAATTGTTTAAAAATACGCTTGTCGCTGTTGTGTTGTTGGGGAAAAATTTTAGCGCATGTCCCGTTAAGGACGTGTTTTTAATAATTGTTCCAACCCCGTCGCCTTCCAATCTCGTATTGGAGCTAACGATGGTTAATGCAGACGAAATAATGTAGGTAGCCGCCGGAAAATACACTTTTTTCCCCGCCCCAGCCGTAATTGCAGCTTGAATCGCCGCCGTATCGTCCGTGAACCCATCGCCCACAGCGCCGAAATCCAAAACGCTCACAATCGGGATAATTTTCGACGGGATAATCTGGAACCGCGTGCCGTCGTAGGTCGCCATCACAATCTGGCCCAGCTTGATGTCGCCCTGCGTTAGCGCCGTGCTGCCCTGCTTGGTGATGGGCTTGGCACCTAGCCCGTTGATGTTGAGCGTGGTGGCCCCTGTGTTGGCTCCTGCGGCCACGAACGACACCGTGCTGCCCGTGAAGTAGGCCGTGTAAGTTGTCGAGGTTGCCGTGACGGTGTTGGTGCCGGCCACTGCAGACAGCAGGATTGCGCCGCCGATGCCGTTGTAAAGCTCGCCGAAGTTGCTGTTGATTTTCTGAAACGCGGTGCGCCCCGGATCGCCGGTGTTGTCGCCGATGAGCGTGCCCACGTTGATCAATTGCTGCGTCATCTAGCTGTACTCCGGTTCCATTATGTCGCTGTCGATATATTCGGGGGCACGCGGGTCCATGTCGTAAATCCGGGACACCGCGTCGATCAAATCCTTCAGGCCGCAGAACGGATAATACGCCACCTGCATCCTCAGTCTGTCGCTCAGGTTGTACAGCTGGCCGTTCTCATCCCGATGCATGATGGGCTTTGCGACTCGGTAATCATATCCCTGCGCCACCATGCGCTCCTGCAGCTCCGTGCGGTCTGGGTCGTTTAGGCCCGGATCCCGCGGGAGGAAGAACGCGTGATTGCGGATGTCGGGCAGCAGGCGCTGCACGCGGTCATCCTTTGAGCCGGGGGAATCGTGCGGCCACTCCAGAGGCTCGATGCTCAGGCCCACCACGTTCTCGGTGCGGATTCGCTCGAGGAAGTAGTCCATATCCGCGATTGCGCCAAAACGCTCGTAGCCGACCTTGATGCCGATAATGCCAGGTTGCACCCGCCACTTGCGCCAGAGGTCGCGCATGTAGGTCCAACGCTCCAGCAGGTCCATTTTGTGGTCGTGGCCGTCGAGCAGGTACTTGTTGCCCTGCGCATCGATGCCGATGACCGCCATCGCGGTATTCGCGCTGCCTTTTTTCTTGGACCGTGCTGGGTCGATCATCAGGTAGCACATCAAGGTCTCAGGCCGCGCCTCGTAGGTCTGCAGGTCGTCTGGGTTAAACCATCTCTGTGTGCCGGCTAGCGGGTTCTGGAGCATCTGGCAGGCGATGGTGGCCTCCAGCTGCGTGCGGAGCCTGCGCTCCCATTCGTCATCGTTGAACAGGACCGGGTTGCCGTCCTTGGTGCCGTCGTCCGTTGCTGGGTGAACTCGCGGCTTGATGCCGGTGCTCATGATGTGCGCGTAGGTGTCGGCGAAGTTGTAGCGCGTGCCGATGTGCCAGAACCTACCGCCAGCCGTGCCGAGGTTGTCGCTCATGGACCACGCCTCGGTGGTCTTGGTGATTTGCTCAGGCGTGCTCACGCTCTCCATGGTCACGACATCGTCGTACACGCGCAGCTGGAAGTGCCGGGAGGTAGGCTGGCCGTCGACCAGTCCGTGCGCCTCGATGGTCATCTCCTTGGGATTACCCCGGCGCTTAACGAGGATGCCAGCATCCAGCGACCAGACGGGCGCCTCCTTTTGTGGGTTCGCCCAGAGCACATCAGGAAACAGCGACTTGAGCAGGTCGTTGCCCTCGAACTCGCGCTTTATCTGGGCGAGGAAGGCTTTGCTGATGGGCTTGGTGTGCGAAAACAGCCCGACGGTAATCTCGGGGTTCTTCAGGATTTCTTGAATAATGCCCGCGAAGGTGATGATGGTGGACTTGTAGTGCTCACGCGCCCAGAGGTCCAAGCAGTTGTCGGGCTGGGCCTCTACCTCACGGCATCGCTCATAGAGCCATGGGTGCCAAACGTCGGTTCGGCCCAGCAGCTTGACCAGCAGGTAGTAGCGGTCCGCAGTCGCGAGCCAGCGCATCGCTGAGTGGTCTGTGCCCCGGCTGTCCAGTGCATCCCAAACGCGCAGGATGTCATTGAAGCGAGTGCTCCTCAGCTGCTGCCCTACCTTCGAGAGCGGAGTCGAGACGGTTGCGGAGGTCTTCAAGGTTCGGTCCTTTGATCGTCACGTCTTCGTAGATTATTTCATGCTTCTCTCGCCAGCCGGCCTGCGCCTTGAGCCAAAAGATAGCTGCCGCGATGTTGCCGTTGATGGCTTCGCGGAACAGCATCTTGGCGACCTGCGCGTTGGCTTTGGCCTTGCCTAGGTCCAGTTCGTCCCGGTAACGGTCGTAGAGCGTCACGTGCGAGATGCCGATAAGGCGCGCAATGTCCCGGTGTGGCACTCCCACCGCAGCGTAGGCTTCCACCTCGGTACGCTGGCGCTCTGTGGGCTTATGCAGTTTCGCAGGCATGGGTCACTAGCTCATCGTAGGTCTTGCCGCTGGACGCCAGCACAGCCGCCTTGCCGGTGAAGTTCTGCCACCGCTTGATGGCGACATCGACATAGGCTGGGCTTAGCTCGATGGCATGGCAGCACCGGCCCGTCATCTCAGCCGCAATGATCGTAGTGCCGCTGCCGCTGAATGGTTCGTAAACCGCCTGTCCGGGACTGCTGTTGTTCTCGATGGGACGCTTCATGCATTCCACGGGCTTCTGCGTGCTGTGGCCGGTGTCGTTCTTGATGTGCTCAATTCGCCAGACCGTCGATTGCTTCCGATCACCAGCCCAATGCGCTGTCTCGCCTTTCTTCACCGCGTAAAGCGCCGGCTCATGCTGCCAATGGTACGCGCCACGCGAAAACGCTGGGCGTGTCTTTACCCACACGATCTGAGCACGGAGACCAAACTTCGATGCTTTGAGAGAGTCGGCCACGGTCGCCGCGTGCAAGCCGTCATGCCAAACGTACGCCACAGCGCCCGGAAACAGCGCCCACGCCTCACGCCAGTCTGCGCGGTCATCGTTCAAAACCACTCCCAGCGCAGCGCCCTTGGACCCAGCGCCTACGGAATTTCGCCATGATGGATCGTAGTTAACGCCGTAGGGTGGGTCGGTCACCATTAGGTGCGGAGTCGCGCCGGCCAGCGCCATATCGACCACTAGCGCATCGGTGCAATCCCCGCACACCAGCCGGTGCTTGCCCAGCAGCCACACATCACCCAGCACGGTGATGGGGTTGTCGGTGGCAGCTGGCGCATCGTCTGGATCTGTCAGGCCTTCGGTAATCGTGGCCAGCAGCGCCTCCAGTTCCTGCTCCGAGAACCCCACCAGCGACAAATCGAAGTGCTCCTCCTGCAGCGCCTCTAACTGCTCGCGCAGCAAATCAGCATCCCAGCCGGCATTGACCGCAATCTGATTGTCGGCGATGACCAGTGCCCGCTTCTGAGCCGGTGTCAGGCCGTCCATTACGATGGCAGGTAGTTCTAGCAGCCCCTCTGCTTGCGCCGCCTGTAGCCGCCCGTGGCCCGCCACAATCAGCCCGTCCTCATCCACTAGGATTGGGTTGGTGAAGCCAAACTCCCGGATGCTCTTTCGGATCTGCTCAACTTGCCCTGCGCTGTGCGTGCGCGGGTTTTTCTCATACGGCTTGAGGTCCGCAATGGGAATTTGTTTGTAAGTGTAAAACTTCACTTTTTCGGCTTTGCCGTTTTCGCAGACTGCTTGAACGCCTTGGCGGTCGGCGCGCCTTCCGCTCCAGGCTTTCGCATTTTCTCGCCGCTGCCGGCTTCAATGCGTTTCCGTTTTGCGTTGATGTTTGAGTACAGCCCCGGTTTCGTCATGTCAGCAATCCCATTTGCGTAAAGCCTTGTTTATGCGGGAGTTTGGGTCGTTAGCGGTTTTTGCGCTGGTGAGCTTCTTTTTCATGCCGCCCATCCGGGCGCAGAACGAGTCCTTGCGTGCCCCACCCTCTGGCTGTGGTGGCTTGAGGTTCATCCCCTCGGCCTTAGCACTCGCTCTGCCCTTGGCATTCAAGCCACCCTCGGGGTTCTTCCCTTCTTTCCGGGTCCAAGCGGGTGACTTTGCCATTTACTTCATCCCCTTTTTCGGGACTCCAGCCGTGCGCAAGGCGATAGCCACAGCTTGTTTCTGTGGCTTGCCACGAGCCATCTCGGTCTTGATGTTGGCCGAGATGACCTTTTTGCTTTTTCCCTTTTTGAGGGGCATCAGCTTTTGGTTTTCATCGATGACTTTTCCATTTTCATGGGCTTGGACATCTTCGCCGCGACCATTGGCTTTTTCTTCTGCTTGACCATGGCCGGTGGCGGCGCGTTCTTGTCGGCCTTCGGATATTTCATTACTTGTCCCCTCGACGGTTTAAAGGATTAGGGCGCGGTATAACACGCCAATAAAGTATCGTCTATTTCCTCCGCAGAAACCAAAACTTGAACCGGACAGACGGCGGTCCCCGGCTGGCCCACAACATACCCTGCGGCCACGTTCGCCAGCACGGCTGCATCCTCCAGTGATTTGCCGATAGCCAGCATCGCTGCCAGCACAGCCACCACCGTATCGCCGGCCCCGGTAACGTCGTAGACCTGCTTCGCCTTCGCTTCAATCTTGATGGAATCTTTACCTTTTTGGTCCAGCCACATGCCTCTAGAGCCTAGTTTGTACAAGATGTTTGGGGACTCCACGGTCATTGTTTTGGCCTCTAATTCGTTCGGGCAGATGACCGTGGCGCCTGCGTACTTCGCCCAGTCGTGTCCTTTTGGGTCCACGACCACTGGGATCCCGCGCTTGTTCGCCTCGCGGATGAGCGTCTGGCACTGCTCAAACCCACACCAGCCCTTGGCGTAATCGCTGATGATCAAGCAATCGATGTTCTGCCGCAGCTCAGCGCGCCCCGGCTTTGACATCTTGTCGGCGTCCACGCGCAGCAGCTGGTGACCCGCGACCAGATATCGGTGCTTCTCGGACCAGTCGCAGAACTCCGATAGCGTGCTGATGGTTCGGACCCCCAGCGTGTCCAGATTCCGGACAACATTGGCTGCGCCCCCGGCCCGCGAGTCTCGCGAGGTTTCCACAAAAACCGGGACAGGCGCTTCGGGACAGATTCGGTCGCTCTTGCCGTGGTGGTAGATGTCCAGAATCCCATCGCCCCAAACTTGCACCCGAGCCTTGCGCAGCGCCTCGATCATCGGGGTATCCCCTTCTCAATCCCGCTCAGCAGCAGGTGCACGATCAGCAGGTGCAGCTCTTGGATCCGCGCCGTGCTCTGGCTTGGCACGATGAGGTCCACATCGGTGTGGGCCGGGAAACCTTTCTTGCCACTGATGCCCAGCACCCCCATCCCTTTCTTGTGCGCTACCGCCAGCGCCTCGCAGACGTTCTTGCTGGTCCCGCTGGTGCTGAAAGCCACCAGACAGTCTCCAGGTTGCCCGATGGCTTCGACCTGGCGCGAGAAAATGCGATCAAACCCGTAGTCGTTTCCGCAGGCAGTAATAGCCACCGCGTCAGCCGAAAGACTCGCCGCAGCCATGGCGCGCCGGTCTCCCAGAAACCGAACCGTCAGCTCTGCCGCCAAGTGACTGGCCTGCGCCGCGGAGCCGCCGTTGCCGCAGGTGAGGATCTTGCCACCCTCGGCCAGCGTGCGCAGAAGCATGAAGGTAGCCGGCTCCAGTCGCAGGCTCAGCATCTCCTGCGCGTCGGCCAGCACCGCCAGGTGTTCTTGGATCTCACTCATTTCCTTCCCCCCTTGATGATCGTCAGCGGCCCGTACTTTTCCTCGAACAGCTTTTTCTTGATCTTGAAAACGGCGGTCTCCACGCCCTTCACGTCCTCGACGGTGATGTGGCCATCGCCCCAGATGACCAGAAAGTCGGCGATGTACCGGACCCCGCCCGGAAGATCAAAACTAGGCTGGCGAATAAACCACCTGACTGAATTGGCGGTGTACACCGTGACGGCGCGCTGCAGTAAACACAGCTCCTGATACCGCCGCGACTCTGCCTTGCTGGCGAAGCGCAGCCCATCGACCACCGTCGGAATGTTCCGGTACTTGCTCACAGTTTCTCGATCCTCTGCACCCGCTCGAAGCCGAGATAAAGCAGCAGCCGGTCCGGGATAGGCTTCCTACCGACAACAACGTGCGACAGCATCGAGCGACTCATCCCGCACTGGTGCGCCAGGTCGGTCTGGCTAATCTTTTGCAGCGCCTTGCCTAATGCAATCCCCGCCGCGCCGTTGTCTATTTTTCTCATGCCGCTAGTTTAGCAAATAGTCGCAAACCAAATCAATTTGCCCGCCCCAAACCGCTTGACATCGGTTTACCGTTTGGTCACTATTAACGCCAGACGAGCTTAAACCAAACCAAGGACACAAGAACATGACTTACAATTTTTCCGTTGATGACTTGACCAGAATGCACCACATGTTCGTTAGCGCCGGCCCCCGCGCAACGTTTCGCAAATTCCACAGCCTTGCACAGCGGGCCGTGTGGATGCAGGACATTCACACAACAGACGTCGAAGACTTCGCGATTGCTTACATGAGCGCCTACAACGCGCTGATCAAACCCAACACGTTTTAGCTAACCAGCCCCCCGCAAGGGGGGTTAACCAAGGACACCAGAACATGA